ATGAGGGAGGGGGTGTATTTTTCAGACCCCTCCCCCGGGTCACGACTTTTCGTACGCCTGTCCCCTTTTCAGGAAGAAATTTCTTCACCAGCTCGAACTTTTCGATAAATGTTCATGAAATCAAGAGCAATAATCTCATCGATAGCTCGTTCAATCTCGACGTTGTTCTCTTCGTCAGTAAGTTGAGACGAAGTTCTTGCAATTCGTGCCAAATAGCCGCAAGAATTGTAACCGTGAGTTGTATCCCAAATAAACCAATCGTCGAATTGAGTGAACGGCGAAAACGGATTATCGAAAGTTGTCAAAGCTACAGGGGCATTCGAAACTTTTTCACTCATTACAATTCACCTCAACTTTTTAGATACTTGTTAATTGTTGTAGTTGAAACTCCGACAGCTTTTGCGATTTCGTCAATTGTGTAACCGGAGTTTTTCATAGCTTCAATCTTGTTCTGCTTCGCCTGAGAGAGTGTAGTAGACTCACGAGGAGTTGCTCTTTCACGCAATTTATCAAGATCAGTGGCTTTAAGAATCGAATAAAGCTGATTCTCGCTTATAGCACCCGCCTGGATAGCTTCCCACTCCCGATCTGAGATCTCGATAGCATGTCGCTGAGCTCCAACTTGTATACGTGCCGCTGTGAGTGCCTGTTGTGCCGCTTTCTTCTTCTCCTTAGAGGTCATATCAGGGTTATCCTGTCTCTTAGCTTCCATAGTGGCATTGGCCATTATCTGTGCAGCTCTTTCTCTCGGAGCATTAGCCTGGGTTATTTCAAGCTGATTGAGAAGATTCTTGCGTTCTTCAGCGTATTTTTCCTTAGCCTCCTTAGAGTACTGTATCCTCCCCGTCCCTACCATTTCAAGGCGGGCCTTGTTAGCCAGATCTTTCATGTAATTGGCATAGGAGGCGTACAGTTCCTCTTGAGGGGTTCCAGAAGAGAGCTTACGGGCATCAGTTTCTTCTGCCATTCTAGTTGAGTCTTGCATACGGACCTTTTCTTTGCCCTTTTTATCCGTATAAGTCTCAACAACGGACTTGTAAACAAGCGCGCCTTCGGGTTTTGTGGGATCATACCACTCATTAGGCTTTCCTGTCTTCGGATTGATCTTCTGATTAACCTTAGGACTTCCCTGACGCTTGAGAACTTGAACATCAGACGATGCCTTAGAGATCAGAGTGGACGCACCTTCATGATAATCGCCATTTTCATCAAGGTGACCCTGATATTTCTTCTTAAGTTCAGCAATGGCGTTGTCTTTCTCGGACTGCTTATAGTCAAGTCCGTGCTTAGCAGCATCGATAACAACCATGCTGTGTTTGACAGCACGAGCAAGTTCTGCTTCTGTGGCACCCTTAAGTGTCATATCAGTAATAAGATTCGATACGATGCCCATTTGCATCTGAGTGCTGTCACCGCCGGTCTTAGGATTCTTCATTGGCTTGAATTCCTGACCATTGCGATAATAATGCTCAATGCCCTTTGAATCTGTCTTGATCTCGTCATACTTATAGGACTTAGAATCGAATCCCTCAAGACCTTTGAGCGGAGGAGTGGAATTGATCTTGATTTTGCTCTGTTCCGAATTACACGGAACGACGAGAACGGTATCACCATCGAAGTCTGCTCCAGACAGACGCTCAGCGACTTTGCTGCTTATACCAACTGCATCTGCTGCTGTCGGTGTGATGACTCGTTTACCCTCTTTATTCTTGTTATTAACTTTGAGAATCGGGATCTCAAATGTTCCACCATGAGGGAATCTGATAAGAGCAACAGTCTCACCATCGTGGAATTGAGGAGCGAAAACCTCGTTGTCCTTGATGTCAGTAAGAGGAAGAATTACCTGATACTTCTGACGAGGGAGTGATGCCGCTTTCAGATGAACAGCTGCCGAGTCACAATCATTGGCGAACGTCTCAAGCATGACTTTCTTGAGAGTCGGATTGGTGAGAGACGAGATCTCATCGAATTCGGCTTTCTTATCCATCTGAGACAAGGTGAGCTGTTTCTTGATAAGCTGAAGACTCTGCTTAGAAAGGAACTGAGACGGTAGTTCTTTTGACCATTCGCCCCAATCGCCCTCTTCACGAGTTTTGTTAATGAGTCTGAGAGATTGAGGTTGACCATCAGGACCGACAAATCGACCTTTTGGATCATCGTAGTAACTCTGACCACCATGTTCTTTTACGAGGGCGCCGAAAGGATTGTCCGGATCGTTTTTGATCTTCTTGAGAACGTCCATTTTGTCGACATTCTTTTTCTTATTCGTGTTGAATATAACGTCAACGCCGGGAGGAAAGTCTTTCGGGTCACCATAGACTGCCATTCCTTTGATGTAATGAGTTCCGTCAACGAGGATTCGAACCTGAGCATAAGCCGATTTACCGAGAGACAGGTCCTCAACACCGGGACGAATCTCTACAACACCGTCTTTCTTTACGCCTCCGTCTTCTGCATAACGAATCTTCATTCTCTTGCTATCCATCGACTCTGGATACTCGAAAGCTTTCTTGAAAGTATCTCCACCATCATAGCTGATGTAGTCTTTGACAGTGTGAATCTTGCTAGAATCGTAGACTTCCTTGTATTCTGTATTTTTAGGGCAAAGCACCATGGTTATCGTCTGTCTACCAGGATTCGTGACCTGCGCAACGCCACGAGTATAGACAGGATAACCTTCGGCTTCGAGGATAGCAAGTGCCTGACCGAACTTCTCTCGAGACACGCCGAGTTCTCTCTCAACTCCTTCACCGACATCGAGCATTCCCTTTTCAGCGATGGTCTTCTTAAGAATGTCAGCTGTTGCCTGAGCAGCATTCATTCTCTTCTCCGAAGACTCATTAAGAAGACTTCTTACCGAAGAGTCATTCTTATAACCCATGATACGAGCAATCTCGTTGAGACTCTTACCATCATCTCTCAGAGACTTAGCACGAGCGACTTCAAGAGAGCGGCGTTCACTCTTAGCAATTGCCTTATATGCTCTCAGCTGAGTTGTCGTGATCTCCTGACCATCAGGAAGCTCTTTGTTGATAGCGTCGACAATCTGCTTCTCTGACAGTCCTTTCTTATGAAGCTGCTCCACTCGAGACAAGAAGTCTCCCGAATGCTGATACGGGTTTTCGCCGCTTCCCCATGGATAACGACCGGAACGGCGCTTAATACCATAGTGTCTCAAATCGGTCGGTTTTTCGAGTTCATCAAATCGCCGGTTCCGAATGTCGTCAGCTACGTGATTCATGACTTACTCCTCCTTCGCTTTTTGTCTCTCAGCTATTCTAGAGACATTGATGATAATATCCATGACGTCTTTGATTTCATCTGTATCGGGCTCACAACCATTGATTTCACCGGACTGATAGATTCTCAGTTCTGTATGAATATCTCGTGGCTTGATTTTGTACTCGAGACAGAACAACCCAGCATACCCCATGAGCTGATCCATACTTGCAGGATGTGCTCCAGACTTGTAGTCATGGATAATGAGGTTATTATCACGGAACGCAATTGTGTCAGCTGTACCGAAACAGAACTCAGAATAATACAGAGGCTGTTCAACCTGCATTCTGTTCTCGATACCATCGTTGATGTACATCTTCGCGGTCTCGAATACTTCTTTCGGGAGGCTTCCGATTCGTTTTAGCAGAGTCATACCATACGGAGCAGTCTTTCCGTCTTCACCGATTCGATATTTAGTGTAGATGTAATTCTCGACACCCATGACCAGATTGCGAATACTTGTAACTTTGTGATTCATTACGATCTGACTCGCAACATACTCATGGAGTTCTGTTCCGAGAGCCGTTCGATACTGATTCCGAACTCTTTCAGCGATCTTCACATCATCATACCGCAACCATGAATTCTGGGACGGACTGAATAATGCGTGCTGACCTCTAAGCTCGAAATGCTTTTGCCAAATCATGCAATACCTCCTCTACATTTTCTGGACTGACGAAACGACTGAACGACATCTTGTCATAGAACTCAACCCAGTAATCTTGATTGGGCCGTTTATGAGCCGAACGCCATCGTTTGCACTCAAGTAACGCCCACTTGTCACGCCATAAGACAAGCAGGTCCGGAACGCCTTGATGAACGTCCACCTTGAACACTCGACAACCGGGAAGAACCTCAGCTAGTCGTTTCTTCAATCCGTCCTGAAATTTCCCTTCAGGATTTCTAGCCATGCCTATTTCTCCTTTCACGTCTTCCATTGACGTCATTTGCTATGGTTCACCATCAACTGAAAAACGAAAAGAGAAAGAGAGGTAAATGTCATTTGTCGGAGCATCTCACGGTAAGATGGCCGACATTTCTGAGGACATTCTAACCTCTCTCCTCATAAAAGCGGATGTTTTTTTCGCGTACTGCCAGATTCTCACCAGATTTATACAAGACCTCTTAATTAATATCAATGTTACCATGGTTGTCGTCCCTTTGATAAATCTGATTTCACGAATGATCTTCAAACTCAGTAAAACAACCCGCCAAAGTCTTTTAATGCACATCAAAGATTATTGATACGGATCTTGCAGTACGCGATAAAACATCCTACTCACCATCAGCAATCACTTGGACTGCTTCTTCTGGTCTTCGCGTGTTTTCTTCGCACGATGTCTTCTCTCCACACGGTTCTCACCATGCTTGAACTGACAGTCGCGCCAAGAATCGGGATCACGCTTGATCGCCCGAATAATTGTTCTTGTCATGCTTGCCATTATTTTCACCACCTTTCACCATCACATAAAGTTTGTTGTATTAAAACTGCAAACGAAAGCATCTCCGCCTCGCAGTAACAACCTCGCCGAGTCACTTCCACATTCTTTTGGTCAACCATACTTTTTGCTGAACGTAACTGTAGACGAAGATCTCTCCGTTGCGTGACCATAGCTCGATGCAATCAGGAATTGCCTTATGTGGATACCAACGTACTATCGACTTCTCAAAATTGGGATATTTCTTCTTGAAGTCCTTATAATATTTTATTGGAGTGTATTTTGGCGGACGTCCTCCAGCACCCATGTAAATCACCTCTTTTCATGCTATTTTTGGGTATATTTTGGTCTAATTTTCAACCATGATTTTGACCTAATTTTCGGGCAATTTTTAGACCTCATTTTTACCCCATTTTTGACCTATTTTTTAACTCCGAAAAATGGTCTGTGGACAAAAATTTGAAAAAACTCATAAACTTTTTTATTTTAGAATTCTCAAAAAAATCTTTTATATGAGTTTTTTTCAAAAAGTGGTCAGAGGGCCAAAAAACCTAGGCGCCAGGCCAAAACTCTGTGGACACTTTTTTTTAAAAAATGGGCAGAAATCGATTTTTTTGTGATAATTGTGTGAAAATTGTGATAGTTTTGTGAAAAAAAGTGGTCTGTGGCCAAAAATTTTTGTCCACAAAAACAAAAAGTGTCCACAGAATTTGCCATTTTTGGGGGTAAATTTTTCATTTTTTCGGGGACGATTTTTTAGCCCATTTTTGACCCCTTTTTATCCCTATTTTTACCCCTATTTTTGACCGATTTTCGGACTTCAATGAGACCTCCTAAATCGACCCGTTCGAGCCTCATTTTCTCCCATTTTTCACCATCAAAATCAGCCCGAAGCCATTCGTCGTAAGCCTTCTCTTTCTCACTCAAATTAGCATCGAAACCGACTTTTTTCTCGATATATTGACGAGCTACTCGTACAATCAAGGGCAGTTCCGCAGGGTAAATTGTTCGAGCGTAGTCCTGATTTGTCATAGTCTTTAACGTCGTAACCTTGATCTCCATCGATTATTTCCTCCTTTTCTCACGTCCGTACCGCTCCTTCAACGAGCCTCAACAGTCCTTCATCAGACCCGAAATAGCCCTCAAAAATACCATCAAATCACCATTATATGACCTCGAATTGACTCTCAAAAGAAGCGTTACGGACGTGAAAATGACCCTAAAATAACATCAAATATGGACAAAAGCAGCCGCACTTTCCTTAGCTTTTTGAATGATTTCGATGGGCGCTCGACCCTCAAACTCCATCCAAATATCGAGCAAATTGAGGTTGGTCTTGAGCTCTATGTAAGCGTCATACCAATAACCATACTTCTCAATCAGTTTGTCTCGAACACGCGAAAGTGACGTATTTACGTTGTTTTTGAGGTATTCACCATCGATTATTCCACGTTCGTACAGGCTGATATAATTGGACGAGACACCAGCAAGCTCCCCAAGTTCCTCTTGTGAAACACCAAGTGCGAGTCTCAAAGCCCTCATTTTATAGTGAAATTTAGGGTCATCGGAACCGATTTTTTCAACGATTTTAGCCATGGTATCACTCCTTTTCGAAGTTAATTGGAGTGCCAAAAGTGCCTACCGAACCGCTGCTATCAGTCGGTTTGAACTCCTCTCCGGGCATCGGAAAGCGCCATCTGAACATCAAATAGTTTGCTGCGTCGATCAAATGCTCCGTATTTTTGTCCTTTTTGAACGCTTCGAGGCACATTTCCGCCGTTTTTATGGCGTCAACTCGTCCTTCCGCGAAGTTTTTTCGTGCCGGACCGTACTTATGATACGAAATTTCTACTCGATGCCGCATCTCATTCACAAAAGCTTCTGAAAATTCGCTAGAAAGCACGGAATTGAAGTTGTTTAGGTTGTCGTAACGCTTATCCATCGTCATTTTTCCTCTCTTTTTCGATTTTTGCAGGCTCGAGACACCAGTAACCATGCCGATATTCACTCTCACTGAAGCTGAAATAACGAATTCCGCCCGATTCAGGGTCGATTTCCATCAAATTCAGCACGGTTCCGCCTCTTTCAAGACCTGTAACCATGGCTGGAAACGTCCTGACAAGCCTTTTTCGCTCGTATTTTCCTCCTTTTTCCCTCGGAAGAGCTACATTCCATTGCTCAACCATGAAAAAACGACCCACATAGAAGTATTCTGAGTCAAATCTGAGCTGAATCGTCAGTCCAGGAACGGAATTGACCTCCGAAAGCACCATGGATTCTTGTTCAGTCATGTAAAATCACCTCTTTCAGCCCTTAAAATGCTTAACTACATCTGTTGTGTTGATGATATCGTTCAAACAATAGGTCTTCTCAGCCGATGTGAGTATCGACTTAACCATTTCTTGCCGGTTGAAATCGATTTTCACGCCATCCATGAGCTCACCAAGCGTCGGAATCAGCCTTTTCATGTCATGAGCGTTAAGCATTCCTCTCTTTTTTAGTTTGTAACTCGGGTCATGACGTGCTGTAGCGGCCTGAATTCGAGCCATGAGACCCATTGCACGCTTTCTTACATCCGGTTTACTCATCGATTTCGCCCCTTTCTGCTTTAAAATCCTTCAAAACCTTGCGATAACAGCCGTTGCAATGGTGTTTTCTCACCGACGGACAATTATAACAAGGGTTTTTCTTACGTTCTTTAGCAATTTTCCTCGTCTGGAACCGCATTTTTATCCGTTTCTCAAACCATTTCCGTAAAAATAGCGATAAAACGAACAGCAAAATCGGTAATCCGATGAAAATCAGCTCGATCCATGGACTCTCAAACATCTTTCGTCACCTCTTTAGCTCCGGATTTAGCCGATTCTACACCATAGACAGCGTTTAGAGCCCTTTTTACCGTGTCTTTATCGCTCTTTCCGCTCTCTAGCGCCTCTGCTGTCTCTGTATCACCATTGTCCCGCAGCATAGCGATAATGAAGTTGAGGTGGTTAGCAGCACTCATGGTAAATCCTCCTTTATTTCACCATTTAAGGCGTTCAACTCTTCTACAATCTCATCCAAACGGTTGCATTTCGAGTTCAGTATACGCAGTTCATCTCCTCGTTTCCTCATAAGCTCAAGCAAATCATGAAACACACGCTCGATAGTAAGAGGCTCACCATCAACTTTTTCAGGAAGATTATAGCCGTTTTGAGATGCCTCCTGACGAATATGATCCATGATGTATTTTTCGTAATCGTCAACCATCTGCTTTCCAACGGCTTCTCTGTGTTCTCGTTCGAGGTCAACAACTGAGAACAGGTATTTAACACAATACTCATCGGTTAAATACGGAGAAGGAGCTATGATGTCAAACTTATTGCAATAATCACTAATAAGTTTGTTGATATCGGAAGCATTGTCTTTCTGTTCAATAGTTTCTTTAGGCTTTTGATTCTCTATTTGCGTTTGAAGTTCCTCGATTTGCACTTCATAGACACTCACCTGATGAGCGATACCATCAGCAATGAGTGTATGTGAATCCACTTCGGGGTCCCTACCTGTCACTCGTTTATGCAGTTTCTTAAGACTATTGAGCGCGCCCTCATCCATCAATCGCTCAGTGAGTGGCGGAATCCGTTCTGTTTTAGCATACTTCGCTTCCATGCCTGGATAGTAGAAGATGCCGTGTTCCGTCCGTAACCATGCGATAATCTTGTCAAGATACATCTCAGCATCGAATCGATAGAAACGGTTCTGAAAAACGGGATTATTGGGTTGGAGAACAATTTGCATGACAACAATATCGGGACTCTTAATCTCCACATATGATCTTGGAATTCGCACACGGGTCTCGTCCGCAGTAAAATACTCATTGAGACCGTTAATTACGTCTGAAAATTCCAATTTGTCAAGCAAATCGTTAAGATTGAACTCTTCTTCGTTAGTAATAGCCATGGTCATTCACTCCTTTCTGAAATCAACAGATCATATTTCGCTTTTTCGTCCGTCAAAACCTGCTCAAACTTTTTAATTCTCTTTTCAATGGAGTTATGGACGGTCTGCATCGCTTCGCGAATATAACTTGGATAGTCCTTGGAACAAGTATCAAGGGTGTATTGCGTGAGCATTGATTGTGCTTTTAGGAACTCGATCTCTTCCCCAAGCAATTTGATATTCTCAAGGCATTGTTTCTTCACCTGCTCTGCGTTAAATTGGTTAGACATACTAGACATTCGGTTTTTCTCCTTTCTGAAAAACATAAAGACTCTGATCCGCATGTCCGCAGACCAGAGTCTATTCGAAATAAAGTCAAACTAAATCAGTGTCGTCCGTGTTTGGGAGAACACAAGGTCGTTTGACCCATTATATAAGCTGTAAATGTTGCGGAGCTTAGGTTTCATTGCTTTTGATTGAATAGTCCTCACTCAACCGTCACAAACAGACAAGGCGCGCTATGTTCCTTCACATAGTAAGCCCAAGCCGCAATATCGCGGTTAGTAACTTTGGCACCAACCTTCGCAATATTTCCGTCCATTGCCCCGCAACATATAAGGGTGTTCGCAACATAGGCTTTCTGCTGAGGAAGCCTTGATAGGAGTTCCTCGTATTCATCAAACGTTTGGACCTTATCTTTTATGAGACTCCCCATAATATCATATAGAAGCATCTTCTCAGACTTAGTAAACGTCGATATCGCCTCGCCGAGTGTAGTCTCATGGTAGTTAGACATTCAGCTTTCCTCCTTTCGGTCCAGTCAACACAACATCGAGTCCGGCGTCCGTCTTAACAACCTCTTTCAACCTGACTTCTGATGGTAACAACACAACCCCTTCGAAGATTTGTTTCATGATGTCTTTACGTAAAGTTTCAAGCTTTTCTTTATTACGATCAGAGTATACACACTCAAAAACATAAACCATCAAATCACTCCTCTCATTTAGCCACAACCAGATCCGGACGACGTCTGAAACCCTTCCCAGACCAGCAGCTTCTCTTTCTCCATGGCAATCTGCTCCTCGAAAGCTACTTTCTTCTTTATGGTATACTCCTGAATAAAATGCATTGCCTCAATCTCATCGTCAGTCATCTTGCATCCATGCTCTCTCATATCGAAGTCAGAGAGCATGAGTGTAGCCTTCAGAGCTTTGAGTTCGTACTCCATCTGCTCAATACGAACTTTGATAGCGGTTACGTTCTGTTCGATAACATTATCCATCAAATCACTCCTCTTATTTAGCTACAACAGGATCTTTAGGTCTCCCAACCTTTGCCTGTTTGTAGTTGATTTCATCTGTATCTTTAAGCGTCTCCCACATGTCTTCTGGGATCACGATACTCACAAGCTCTCCGTCACCATGGATCTCAGTGCCAAGAGCGCGGTAAATCTTTTCCTCAATCGCTCTCTCAGCACCGATACCATTTTCTCGGTTTGATTCTTTCAACGCGTATTCTCCGAAGTAAGGACTATGGTCATAATCGGTTGTGACAACCTTCCTCGTCTCAACCCATCGATTCACGTCATAGTCATACGTCCAGTACGAATCATCTTTCGTATGAGTATTACCATCCTCGTCCGTCCAGGTCTTTGTACGAGAATGATAATGAGACTTCACATTATACGCATCAGATGGCTTCGACCGGTCACCACTATGATGCTGGACCATGAATTCCTCGATATGAATAACATACTCCCACTGAATGCGCTTAACGTCGAGCGTGTAGTCTCTCGGTATGAATAGCCATACGACGAATCCGACGAGCACAACACCCATCCAGACCAGAAGCCAGTAGTCTTCGAGGAAATCTTTGATGTCGTCTAGCATGGTGTTATCCTCCTGATCCTATCGAACTGATGAATTCTATTATTGAGACAAAACACACAATAACCAGTATCGCACTGACCAAAGCGAAGACCCAGAATGCGGCTGATGCTAGTGCCCGAACAATAACATTTTCCGATTCCTCAGCTATAGCAAAGAACAAATGTAATAGAAACACGGAACAAAACAGACTTAAAACGAGCAATAACAAATGAAGCAAAGTCATACCATCACCTCAAATCGATTTTCGGAACTCGTCAGCGAATCCACTAATAAACAAGAACACGATAGGTAATCCGAGTGTTATGCCAATACCCTTCAGTATAACAGTAGGTTCTGTTGAGTTACCAGCTTTGACGGCATAAATTATACCGGTAATAAATGAAGCTATAGCAGCGATAATCATTAAAACGGTTACGACGTTAAGGCTGGCTTCTACAACATTACCTAAAGGAGTTCTTACAGTATGAGTTTTTTCGAAGAAGATACATCCACAGTCGCCGCATTCGAGATTGCCGTATCCCGCTTTTGAAGATTTCTCCACGTTTGATGAAAAGCATTCCGGACATATGTGGACGTCTTTGGTCACATCAACGTACTGTTCGCCATGTTTTATGATACAGTGATCTTTCTTAACGGTATAGAGCTTGATGTTATCCATTGAATCACTCCCCCCCTCAAATATTATCGTCAATCTTCGAAAGTATGGCCTCGGCGATCATGCATAGAAATGGTATTCCTAAACCGATTGCAAATGATTTAAGTATTATTGTATCATCGACATTCCCTCCGAATTCCGCTTTCTTTTTCTTAGCCCATACAGCGCCGAAAATAAAGAATCCGACAGCCATGATTCCGAGCAGAACCATAAGAACAACGATAATCCCGTGTATCACTTTACCGAGCTTCGTCCGTTCCGATCCCTTCCATGCGTCAAATTTACATCCGCAGTCGGGACAGATGTAAATAGCGCGTGTTTCTTGGTCTTCTGGAACCTTTGTCGCATCTGAGCAGCATTCAGGACAAATCGGAATGAACTCGTTAGGATCGACATATGTAGAACCATGGACCCAGATCTGATTCCTCTGAATGTCTTCTCGAAGTTTCATGCCATCACTCCTCACCCGTATAGAACATTCTTCCGTCGTCTGTCCGCCGCCCAGAAGTCTTCTTCTGTAACGTACCGAACAGCGACTTTGTACCATTCCTTATCTTCTTTTACTCCACAATCAATGATCTCGTATGCAAGATACGCAAGATCTTCTTGACCGAGATGGTACATACTTCTGAATTTCGTCAGCACAGCCTCATCAATATCATCGCCTTCGTGTGTGACGATGAGCGACGTCTCTTGGTAAAGATTACCGTAGTACGCGTTTTCGTTGAATGCCCATGCGACATAATTTTCGATAAGTACGTTCATTGTTATTCCTCCTCATACTCTTCAGGCAATGGTTTCCATGCACTGACACTCAAATCGATCTCGTCACTTGTCCATGGGAGCGCATTGCAATAGTCAACCGACCAGACATTATTTTCATGGTATTTTATACCGAGCCGTCACTAAGACTCGTTGCCATCTTTTCGGCAATCGTTCATTGATGGGAATCCAGTCGACGTTATCCATAACATCACTCCTTGCTCACCTCAATAAGCTCCAGGTCGTCCCAGAAGTCGTAAGAGAGATTTTTCGTCCAAATACTTGAACGATACATCCGCCCCTTGACAATAGCCGCATTGTAATCCGAAATATCCGAAGTAAGGCCTACTATGTTGCCGTTGTTTGATTCAATAGCGTACATGATAGCCTTTCGCTGCTCTTCAAGCTTTATCTTTTCAGCGTTTTTGAACCACGGTACGTTTGCGCCTACGAAAAAGCACAAAAATATAAATGCCGCGACGTCTGAAACCAACGCCACAATCAGGTCAGCTACTCCAAGAACGGTAATAGGGTCTTCCATAATCTTAATAAGTATCGCCGTGCTGACAATACCCACCATAACTGTTACCAACAAAAGCATAAAATATCACCCCTTTTTAATGTTTTCAAGAGGCCCGCCAAGGCAAGTCTCATTAAGTGCAACAGAACGTATATACATTCTTGTTACAGCATAACCGCCGCCTAGTTTTTCATCAAGTTCTTCCTTTAAAACGCCATTTGCGTAGAATCCAAGCTTTGGAGAATATCCGTTATCTAATGCTGCTTTCATAGTGTCTTCATATGGTTCAAGAATCGTAACGCTTGCCCATAATTCATCACCTCTGATATCAAGATCGCAGTGACCGATGACGTTCCCTGGATCATTAAGTCTACCGAAGTTATTTACAAGCGGAACAGTTCCCTTAATAGCTTCCTTAAGAACATCAATGTTATAAACTGCATTCCGCCCCATACAACCGATTGTATCTCCAAGAGTATAGACACGTCCTTCAGCTTTTAGCATGGTTTTAATCACTCCTTCACATGACCCCAGTTTTCCGAGATAGCAAGCTCGATATCACGGATCTGATCACTGGTGAGGCTTTCGTTATTCTCCTTAATCAATCTGAGAACCTCTTCATAACCGAGTTCTCTCTTGACCGTAATAATCTCCGAATAAGGCAGATCCTCTACCCACTTGCAGAGATCTCTCCACTCGTCCTGCTTATGGTTGTGCCGCCACTCATACATGGCTGCAAGGGTCTCGTAATTGAGTTTCAGCGTCCGTTTCTGATTGTAAGACGATGGTAACAGCTGAATCAGTTGCCACCAGTACAGTTTCTTCAGTTCTGGATCGTCTGTCGCAAGATACAGTTCCCGGTAACGATTGAGTGTCTTGATGACCATCTCGAGCATGCCAACCGGTGAATAGTAACATGTGTCGCCATTGACATCAATAGCGGTAAGCTCCTCGTCCACAACTTTCCCGGGTTTCGGCACAATGAGATGTTCATGGCTGAAGTCGTCGATAGTGAACTCCTTAGCTGTAATCCGATGCATGGTGGAGCAGGAATTCATCTCAATATCGTAAGGATTGGGACTAATGACAGTACGATATGTGTCAAATTCCTTCCACCAATACAACGGAGCCGTAATATCCATGTACACATCGATATACCGACGATACTTAGCATGGACAGGACCACCCTTAGCAAGCGTCATCATAAGCTTATGGTCGTTCGGTCCGATTACGAATCCGGTTTCCGGCTGATATTTGCTTCCAGACAGCGCATAATGCGAATCCGACTTATCCCAGCTGTCCTTTGGATTTCTCATCCCTCTGATGGCGGCTTCCCATCCGACTACTCTTGTTTTCTCGATTTTAATCATGGTTATTCCTCCTCAACAAATTGTGTCTTATGCTGTGTGACAGTCACCGGCGCGCTGATGGTAAAAGCATCCCGAGCGTTCTGATACGCATTCTCAGCATTGATCGCTCGCTTGTTAGCAGCCTCAAGTGCTCGAGACGCAAGAATACGCTCGTTGTACGATGCAATGTAACGTTTTACCGTTTCGTTCCCGAGCATCTCTTTCGTCAATAATTTAGAATTGGTGAACTCGTTTACCTGTCTTACCCATTCCGTCTGCTCAGGACACCCACAACAAGCTCTTCTGTCAGGACTTCCCGGAGGACCGCACTTTCGATCACATGGTGCCTCGTTGTCTCTCATGAAGTCCGCGTATGCCTTAATTGCCTCAAGTTCCTCGCTAGTGATGACTACTTGTACTTCCATTTGATTTACTCCTTTCTCCAAAGTTTCAGCTGAATCGCATCGTGTTCTTTATTAAATTCGATCTTGAAGTTGAATTCACCGAGCTTACGATCCCATAACCAGTTAAACTCAGGCTCAAGCTCAAACACAAGTCGAATGACGTTAAATTCCGTAACGCTATCGTTGATTACCTCGAGTTTTCCGGCCGGCTTGTCTTCAAACCATAGAGAGCCTTTAGTAGTGTAAACGCATGGCATCATATATGCATCGACTCCGCAGCAGAAATACTTTACCTCATCTGATGGTCCCACATATGCTTCGGGCGAAAACGGATTCGGAAAAACGTCAGATAATTTCAAGTCGGCGTCATTTTTCTCCAACATAACCTCTTTAAAATATCCGGAAAGACTTTGAGGTTCCCAGTCTGTCCCGTGAAGATTTAGATGTTTTGTGGGCGGATAAAAATGATCGTACGTGTCCTCTTTCATTCTTGCGAATTCAACATTTCCATCTTTATCCATCCACCAATTCCAGTCGCCGTCAGTTGGAGCATCTGATTCGTTTTCCCATTCGAGTTTCATACCAAGATCGTCAGTTTTGCATGGTATGAATTTATAATGTTTTTGCTCGTTTTCCATATTCGCATATCACTCCTTTATCTAAAGCAGCTTTTTGTCTCTGGATTGACACAATCTAAGCAATTATAATCATCATGATCGAAGTCCTTACATCCACGATAGGAACTAACTGCTTCTGGAATCTCCCTCAACACAACCTCTTTCACAGTCGGGAAACCGCAGCACTGACAGAGAATATCAGGATCGCCATTCATCTCGTGAGACTTACCGAACTTATTCTCATGGTACTCGCACTTCCACTCTGCGCCGCATCTCTCGCAGCGATAGAGCCTCCGTTTATCGTGAATTCGATCCCAAGCCTCTACTTTATTATGGTCTAGTTCTTTTATGAGCTCAATCGCCATGGTTAGTCCTCCTTCAATCTCCGTACTTCAGGATCTCTCTTAAAATGAATCGAATAGATATACGTCCTATCAAAAGTCTCGCTGACAAAGCTTCTTGAGTCGGTCATTTCGATAGAGCAGAAATGCTCGTGATCCATTTTCAGTTCATTCATCAATCGGTTAAGAATATCCATGATATCGTCAGAGACTAATAATTCCTCACACTTAGTCCCATCTGTAACCTCAATGATGGTTTTTTGAACAAGGACATATTTACCGTTAATCAT